TTTCGCCGAAGTCAGAGCCTTGAACATCAGAAACAATTATACGGCATTCAGAAATATTATGAGGGACTGGAAAAGGGATTGGAACTTGCGGAAAGCCTGTTTGAATGCGCTTGTTACGAAAAGGAGAGAATTGAAAATGAATAAAAAATACGAATTAACAACAGAAACCAAAACATTTTTTGACAGAACGCTTTATCGAATTAAAGCCGTAAGAAGCTTCGGAGTCGTTAAAGCAGGGGTCTTGGGCGGCTTTATCGAAAAAGAAGAAAATCTGTCTCACGAGGGCAACGCTTGGGTCTACAGCGATGCTTGGGTCAGCGGCAATGCTCAGGTCTGCGGCGATGAATGTTGTGAAAATTCATTTTGAAATAGGTGATAAAAAATGAATCAGATATCTAAAGAAGTAGCCGATAAAGTAAGAAGATATCAACGGCTAAAGCGTGAAGCAAACCGTCTATATGAAGAATTGCAGGATTATTTTGAGGAGGAATTGGACGGCTGCTGTGTCACGGATTTCAGTATAAGTGGAAAGCCTGACGAGTGTTTCAGTCAAGGGGACGGCGAGTATATCGCTGAGAGTGCAAGCTCTTTGAATGATACAGGCGAGGGAATATGTTATAAGCCTATTAAGGGGAGCAAAAAGTATGTGGCAATCGATTATTGCTTTTGAGGAGGATAATAACAATGGTTAGATTTACAAAGCGGGATAGCGACGGGCTTTTGGTACATATCGTATTTAAAGGAGATTGTGGAACGCAAAATATTATGCACAGACTGGCGGACTACGAGGACAGCGGATTAGAACCTGAACAGATTTCAAGCATCCTTTCCGATAATAAGAATCTTATTGAAACGTGTAAGAAACTGCAAGCTGAGAATTCCGGATTGAAAATGCAATTGAGTAAAGTTGACAGTGAAGAAAGGATTGATTGAAAATGTCTGAATTCAAATTAAAGCCTTGCCCGTTTTGCGGTGGTAAAGCAAAATATATCTATGGTATTGCTACAACCGTAGCGGTGACTTGTTGTAAATGCAAGACTACATCAGATAACTTTGAGATTAGTTTTTTTGTGAGTGCTGCTGAAGAAGCCGCAAACGCATGGAACAGGAGGGTTTAAAATGAGACTTATTGATGCGAATACCGTTTACAAGATACTTAACGATATAGGCGGCTGTGATGCTGCTGATGAATGGTCAAAAGGTTTTGATGCTGCGATTGACGAAGCGATAATGCAAATCTCCAACGCTCCCACAATCGAAGCCGAGCCTGTTAGGTATGCAAAGTGGGAACCGCTTCCCCCGCGGCTAGAACCTGGCATATTATGTCGTAACATTGGAGAGACTGACTTCAAACCATTCTTTAGTAGCGGTATTGGAGATAGGTGTTCCGAATGTCATTATCATGATGAGTTTGCAATATTTAACACCAAATACTGCCCCAGCTGCGGCGCGAAAATGGTCTGAGGTAATGTATGAAAATAAAATTACGCTGTGTTAAGCCATGCAGCATTAAGTCAGGTTATTTTGACGAGCCGTTTTACTTTGAGTTAGGCAAAGAGTATTATGCAAAATTTTCTAGGTACGGTGTTGCATTTCTAATCGGAAATACCTACACGTTAGACTTTGACCCTGGCGAATTTTCATCTTGTTTCGTATCAGCGGATGATACTGAAACAAACAGAGAATAGAAAGGAGAACATTATGGAACATATAGTACAATTTGCAATTGGAATTGATGATAAAACAATTACTCAGACGGCTGAAAAAGAAAGGAGTAAAAGAAAATGAAAGAGTTAAAGGTAAGAATTACATTTACAGAAGAAGTTTTAGCCATGATATGCAATGATAAAAACGTGTATGAGGAGTATACCGCTTAGCTATGTTAAAGAAAAAGGAGGTTTTAAATATATGTTTGTTGTTTATCTTCTTGGGGTTGTTTCTGGGCTGATAGCCGGAATACTCAGCATGGATTTCAGCATGGATTTTCTGTACTTAGAAAAATTATCATATAGTGAAACAAATGATAATAAAGACCATGAAAATTGAGGTATCATGTTTAATTCCAAAAACGGAATAAATATAAAAAAAATTGCAAATCCGCAGTTTTCGTCTGCGGATTTTTGTTTATTATTCCATATTGAAAAAAATTTAAATTTATATTATAATAAAAGTATAAGAAATTAATAATTATAAATCTGGATCATAGCCAAGCGGTAAGGCAGCGGACTTTGACTCCGTTATCTCGGCGGTTCGAATCCGCCTGATCCAACCAGAAAAGAGGGAGGTAATGTCAAATGTTGAAAACCTGATACCATTTTCAGAACGAACAGAGAGCGAACAGAGAAAAATCCAGTCAAAAGGTGGAAAAAAATCAGGCGAGACACGGCGGCGTAATCGTGATATGCGACAGTGTTTCAAGGAACTTGCAAATATGCCTATTCCCCCAGTAATAAAGGACAGGCTTGAATCCATTGCCAATACGGAGCTGCCCGACGGTTGCACTTATAATCAGGCTTTAGCCTATTCCATGATGCTTCGGGGCATAACTCAGGGCGATGCAAGCCTTATAAGAATATATCTTGACATTATGGGAGAAAGTTTCTCCGACAGACTTAAACAGGAGGAATTGAAGTTGAAAAAGCGTGAGCTTGCAAAGGCAAATAAAGCCGCAGAGGATATACACGAGGACGAATTAAGCCGCAGCCTTGAACAGTATGCAAAGGACCTGAAAAGCGATGATAAGCCCTAAACAACAGAAAATACTACTATTCCCCTATACGGATTATGATTCTATAATTTGTGACGGAGCTGTCAGAAGCGGAAAGACATCTATTATGATGGTCGCTTTTGTAGATTGGGCAATGCGTAATTTCAGCGGCTGCCGTTTTGGAATATGCGGTAAGACTGTAGGCTCTGCAAAGCAGAACATTGTTATTCCTTATATGTCAATGAGTTATGCCCGAAAGCGTTATACTATCCGCTGGAAAGGCAATGAAAACATCATGGAAGTCCGCCGAGGTAACAGAATAAATATATTTGAACTTTTCGGTGGCAAGGATGCAAGCTCATATATGCTTATCCAAGGTCGTACGCTTGCAGGAGTATTGCTTGACGAAGTAGTGCTTATGCATAAAAGCTTTGTACAGCAAGCTATTGCCAGATGCTCCGTTGATGGATCGAAAAAGTGGTTCAGCTGCAATCCGTCCTCTCCGTCTCATTGGTTTTATACGGAATGGATAATGCAGAATGAAGCGAAAAACGCCCTTTATCTTCATTTCGTTATGTCGGATAATCCGTCATTGTCGGAAAAGAAGCTTAAAGAATATGAACGTGAGTTCAATGGCGTTTTCTATGATCGATATGTTCTTGGTAAATGGGTAGTTGCCGAGGGACTGATATATCCCATGCATACAGAGGCTCTCTGCGAAGTCATGCAAGCTCCGGCAGAAAAGTATGTGTTGTCTATTGACTACGGCACGCAGAATGCATTTTCTTGCGGTATGTGGGGGTTATATGACAATGTATGGATAAGAGTTGACGAGTATTATTATTCCGGTCGTGATGCAAAATATCAAAAGACAGACGAGGAATATGCGGATGATCTCGATCAATTCACAAGTGATATTCCTCTCAGGCAAGGCACAAAAATTCCTGTTATCATAGACCCTTCGGCAGCTTCATTTATTGCCGTTCTTCGAAAGCGTGGGCGATATAAAGTAAGACAGGCTGATAATGCAGTATTGGACGGTATAAGAGCTACAGCAACGGCTATGCATGCAGGATATATAAAGATATGCCGCAACTGTAAGGCCCTTATAAAGGAATTGCAGGGCTATGTCTGGGATGAAAAAAAGGCGGAGGATACGCCGCTTAAGGTTAATGATCATGCCTGTGATGAAATGCGTTATTTTGTAAAAACTATGGGAATACGCGGCAGAAAAAAGGCGCATACGGAGTATTTGCATTTATGGAATTAAAAGACTTTACAGAAAAGGCGGTGATTTAAATACTTACATATCAAGACTTAGAAGAAGTAATAAAACAAAACGATCAACAGGCGTTAATGCTGTTTATTCAAAATGCAATAAACGACTATACATCATCGCTTTCAGGCAGCGGCAGAAGCTTTTATCAGAAAATGCTTGATAATGAAAAATACTATGACGGAGAAAACGTCAGCATTAACAAGTATGAAAAAATAATATACGATATGCAGGGGCTTTCCCATAAGGATATGTGGACGGCAAATCATAAAATTGCAAGCCAGTTCTTCGGTTTTTCTATCGATCAGGAAGCGTCGTACCTGTTGGGAAACGGCGTTAATTTCAAAGATGATAAAACAAAAGAAAAGCTTGGAAATAACTTTGACGAAGCAATCAGCGAGCTTTTCGTTAAAATGCGCATTCACGGCGCATCTTATGGCTTTTGGGATATAGATCATATTGTGCCTTTTAGCCGTACGGAATTCATTCCATTCAAAGACGAACGAAACGGCAAACTTAAGGCCGGAATAAGATTTTATCAGATTGATCTCAAAAAGCCGCGATATATTACGTTGTATCTCCCCAGTGGATTTATTGAATATCAGGAAAAAAACAGCGTTATTACCGAAATATCAAAGTTCAGGGCTTACAAGCTGAATTTGAGCACAACAGCGTTTTATGGCACGGAAATAATCGGCAGTGAAAATTATTCTTCGTTTCCTATCAAGGAGATGAAAATTAATAATAAATGTTATTCTGCAATGCACGGCAAGCGAAATACTATTGACGCTTATGATATTATCACCTCCGGCATGGTAAACAATACCGACGAAGGTAGTTTGATATACTGGGTTCTTACAAACTGCGGCGGCATGGACGAAGATGACAATGAAAAATTTTTGGCGAACATACATAAGTCTCATGTAGTTCATGCCGATGGCGATGCAGGGGCTTCCGCAGTTCCTCATACGATAGAAGCTCCTGTTGCCGCTAACGATACTACATTAAAGCAGCTTACAACACAGTTGTACAGCGATTTTCAGGCATTCAACCCTAACGCCATAACAGCCGGAAACCAAACTGCAACAGCTATTAGAGCTATGTATATACCGCTTGATATGAAGTGCGACAAGCTGGAAGCGGCAGTGACGGATTTTATAAATGAAATTCTTGAAATTGCCGGAATAGAAGATAAACCGACATACACACGGAACAAACTTCTTAATGTTCAGGAGGAGGTACAGACATACGTCATGTCTGAAGCATATACAGGATTTGAATATACGCAGGAGAAGATTCTAACAGTATACGGCGATATAGACAAGCTGGACGAAATACGCAAAAAGATTGACGCTGAAAGCATGCAGAATTTGACCGAAGATAGCGAGGGAAAGAACGATGGCGCAGCCGGATAAAGCTCACAGGGAAACAGACGATATTTTAAAGGCGTTAGAAGAACGCATAGCTGCCGAATACAGCCGTGCATTGGTACAGATAAAGGGTAAGCTTGCTGAATATTTGCGGCGTTTTAGGGTAAAGGACGAAATCAAGCGGAGGCAGCTTGCAGCCGGAGAGATAACGAAAGAATATTATGATTACTGGCGGAAAGGGCAGATAATTATAGGTAAACGCTGGGAGGAGATGCGCGATGTGCTTGCGACTGATTTTGTAAATACAAATCTGATCATAAAGGATATGGTATCGGAAACCCTACCGTCTGTTTTTGCTATAAATCATAATTATGGCACATATCAAATTGAAAAAAGCGCACTTGTCAGCACATCGTATACGCTTTACAGCCGTGAAACTGTACTAAAGCTTATAAGGGACAATCCTAAGCTTCTGCCCGATCTTCGTCCTGGTTCAGAGCTTGCTAAAAAAATCGCCATTAACAAGGATTTGCAGTGGAATGAAAGGAAAGTGCAGTCTGCCGTGCTTCAAGGAATATTGCAGGGCGAGGACATGGAGCAGATAGCCGGGCGAATAAACTCGGTGGCGAAAATGAATCATACCGCAGTTGTAAGATATGCCCGAACTGCCGTTACAGGTGCGGAGAATGCCGGCCGACAGGAGGCTTACAAGCGTGCAATAAATCTTGGGATTGATACAAGAAATCAATGGAGCGCAACTCTTGATTTCCGCACGCGACACTCACATAGAATAATAGACGGAGAGATCGCAGAGGTTGGAGAAAAGTTCTCAAACGGCTGCATACGGCCTGGCGATTCAAACGGTCCCGGTTCGGAGATTTGGAATTGCAGATGCTCTCTAGTCCCTTTCGTTGAAGGTATGGATAAGAATTTGCATCCCGATTCCTCAAAAATGGGCAAATTAGGTAATATGTCTTATGAAGAATGGCAGCAGTCAAGGATAATTCTTACGAGACAGGAACAAAAAGATTGGATGAAAGCAGGACAGCCCGATCTTGCCGAATGGTATAATTCTGACAAGCAGAAAAAACTAAGATCGCAACGTCGAAAAAGGGCTAAAGCCAGAAGAGAAAAAGCAAGAAAGGCAGCGGAAAATAATGAGCAATAACGATATTTCTCTGAAAATTCATCTTGAAGAATTTCCAAAGGAAAAAATAGAAAAAATTCTTGAAGAATGGGGGCTGTTGCTTGAAAGAAACGCTAAAGAAAATCTCACAAATAACGGTTCCGTAGTTTATGGAAGACTGAAAAACAGTATTGCGTATGCCACTGCCACACATTCGGGGGAGACGCTCAGATACACCAAAGATGACGCTAAAACCAAGCCAAAGAATTATATGGGGAAGCCCGAAAAGGTCAGTACAAACGATGAAAACGCTGTTTATGTGGGGACAAATGTATATTACGCCGCTTACGTCGAGCTTGGTCACATAAACGCAAAGACGGGCAAAAACGTTCCGCCAAAGCCATATTTAAAGCCTGCCGTTATGGATCATAAAGACGAATTAGAAGCGATAGCCAAAGAAATAATGAAGGAGTGAAACCAATGCAGAAAGCCGTATATAACGGCGAGCCGCTTAATTGCGAATGCGGCAAACTTTACGCAATAAAAAGAAACGGCAAAATATATATTAAATGCAAGCGGTGCAGTCGTGAAATAGAGGTAAGATTTGTAAACGATACAAAATACAAAGGTATAAAGCCCTAAAGTACAACTGAATAAGAGAGCCGAGAACTCATAAGAAGTCGAGAGCCTGATAATTCCAAGAAATTGGAGTTGTCAGGCTCTTTGTTTTTTATTGCAAAGAAACCAATAAAACGAACGGCAAAGAAACGCCGCCGAAGAAAAGGAGTTTTTTATCATGGCATTAAGACGTGAATTTTTAAAAGCCCTCGGTATTGAGGACGAAAAAGCAGATGAGATAATCAAAGCGCACACAGAGACTGTCGAAGCCCTCAAAGCACAGAGGGACGAATACAAAACCACAGCCGAGCAGTACAAGGCAGATGCCGGAAAGCTGAGCGGCGTACAGTCGGAGCTTGACAGTTTAAAGAAATTAGCTGCCGAGAACGATGGGAAAAACCCGTTTGAACTAAAGTACAATGCAGTCAAGGAAGAATTTGAAGCTTTTAAGGCTGAAATTACGGCAAAGGAGACGAAAACAGCCAAAGAAAAGGCTTACGGGGAACTTCTTAAAGCTGCCGGAGTGCCGGAAAAAAGACTGGCATCTATTATCAAAGTAACAAATTTGGACGAAATTGAACTTGAAAGGGACGGAAAAATCAAAAACGCAGACAAGCACGCCGAAAGCGTGAAATCTGAATGGGCGGACTTTATTTCAACCAATTCGCAGCAAGGGGCAGAACCGGCAACGCCGCCTGTTGGAGACAGCGGAAGCCCGACCAGCGATATTGAAATGTTGGCGGCAAGTCTCCAGAAGAATTTTCAGGAAAGTACATACGGCGCGCTTCCTGCAAATAATCAAAATCAGACATAAGGAGGAAAAAATATGTCTTTTACATCAACATTCAAAGGCAGAACGTTTAACGCAGGATATTTTCTTGCCAACGACGAAAAAGCCACAAAGGAAACACGAGAGATCAAGCAGACAGGAGCAACAGCGGACGGCGCAGTCAAATATGTCAAATCCGGAACGGTTTACCCTGCTAATGATGCAACAGCTATCGGCTTTGTGTACGAAGATACGGACGTTACAAACGGCAATATGCCCGGTTCTGTCGTAACGAGCGGAATTGTATACGAGGATAGGCTGCCTGCCGCAGTGGCTGCAGCAGCTAAAACTGCATTGCAGGAAAAAGGCTTTGTATTTATTGCAAAAGCTCCTGCAATCGGTAATTAAGGAGGTAAAACAATATGGAATGGAAAAACAATATTCAGGGATTTATTCCCGAAGCGGCATGGCTGAATGTGGGTACGAATATCACAAGACCAACCGACCCTACAGCAAGCCTTTTCAATGACGAGAGGACAAGCAATCTTTTTGCTAAATGGCAGAGCTTACAAGCATCATATCGTATGCCGTTAGTCGCAA